GGCACCTTGTCGAGCGGCGTCGAGGTGATCGAGGCGACTACCTGCCGCACCGTGAGCCGGTCTGCGTCCGTCGCGCAGTTGGTGTACTTGAGGAGTTTGCGGCCGAAAATCACGACCGCGTCGTCGTAATCCCGTTCGCCCTCGACATGCCCGGCAACGGAAAACGTGATGGTGCTCCCGTTTTCCAACGGAAGCGTCGCCCCGAGGATGACCTCAGACGGGGTGAAGCTCATGCCTGCACCTCCTTTTGGGCGTTCCACCACTCGCTGAAATGCTCGATGCAGAGCACCCGGGGCGTGTGCGGCTTGGTCTTCTCCCGGATATCCTCCGGGACGGGGATGCCACAGACCTCGCAGCAGGTTGGGCCTGCCGACGGCACCGTGCCGACGTATCGCGGCTCCGGCCGGTCTCCGGTATCGATCTCCTCCGGGGCGTAGAGGCCGGAGATCGAGAAGGCCCGGCGAAGCGCATGAACCTCGGCCACTTTGGTGATCATGGTCCTCGGCTTGTCGCGCCAGAGGTTCTTGCCAGTCGAATACTCGGACGCATAGACCTCCGAGCAGAACGGCCGGCTCATGTCTTTCCTGTAAACCTTGCACCAGCCGACGAGATCCTTGCCATCCTCGCGGACGCCCGACTCCATGCCGTCAAACACGCCGCTCCGGTGCGCGATTGCCAGATACCCGTCTCGGCCGCAGAATATTTGCGCCGGGTTCTCTCCATACTTGACGAGCCAGATCTGCCGCGCGAACGGGTCGAGCTGGTATTTCCGGGCGAGTTCGATCATCACGCCGAACTCGTTGTCACTCGCCCCCTTCGCGAACATGTCGCGGATGAGCTGGAGTTTCTCGCGGTCGTAGGTTGCCGGGGGCGCCGCGTGGGTCGCGGCCGGTAGGTCGGACATCAGTCCACCTCCACCGGCGCGACCGCGACGCATCCCGTCTGCCGGTCACCAAACCGCGCCTCGCCGTCGAGCCCGATCAGGAGCAGGTGCACGTGCTCGGGATCTGGCGCGAAGATGCTCCCGATCTCGACGTCATCGTAGCCGCACGCCTGGAGCGCCTCCAGCGCCCGGATCACCGTCTCGATCCGGTACTCGCCGACATGGTGCGGGGTGTCGCCTTCCTCGAAGGCGGCGACGTAAAACGCTCCTGCCGGGGTGTTGCTGTCGGAGAACGTGCCGCAGGGGAGCGCGGGGATCATTCCGATCCCTCCGAGCGCTCATACTCAACACTGACACCGATCTCCTTGACCTCGACCTCGCAGCAATCATCAAGCGCGGCCTTGCCGAGCAACGCCTCCGCCTTGCCTATTGCGATGGTCGCACACTCGACAAACGCCTCCGCGCCGTGTTTCGCAAAGAAGAGTTTCGGGATCACCGTGCGCTGCTTGCGGGTTCGGATCTTGAGCAGGAACGAACCCTGCTTGCTGATCCCCGCCGCCTTCGCCTGCTCGATGCAGGTCCGGCGCTCCTCTTCGCAGCGGTCGATCAGGCGCTTGATCTCGATGACGTCCGGCCGCTCGTCGAACTCCCGCTGTAGGGCAGCGAGCGCCTCCCGATACTCATCGGCCCGGATCCGGGCCATGAACGCGCGTTCGAGTATGTCGGTCATTCCGACCCACTCCCGCGCATATTCTCGAGCGCCTTCCGGATATCTCCCTGCATGCAACCATCCCCCGCCTGATTGCCGAACGCGCACTCTTTACAGGTGTATTCAGCCGGGCACGGGTGATCGATGATCGCCAGGATCGCGTCGTAATCCTCCTGCCCCTTGAGCGCCCGCGGCGACAGGTCGCGGTCGATGTCGTCGAGGATGCTGCGTATCTGCGCCAACTGGTCGCGGATGTCGGTCATCAGCACCGCCCCCACTCGGCCTGCATCTCCTCGATCGCGCTCACCGGGAGATCCTCAACGTGTCGGACCCGGTGGATGCGACACCGCTCGGCGAGAGCCTCGGCCCGCTCGGCCCGGAGCGCCTCGGCGCAGTCGGGGCAGATGCGGTCGGCAGTCGTCTCGCAGCCGCAGGAGCGGCATAGCCGGACGGCTCCGTGCAGGAGCGCATCGTTTGCCGGCGCGTGTGCTGCCGCAGACAGTTTTATATTCTCGAACGCAATACAGGAGGTGCCCTGCGGTCTCGGTGTTGGCGCGCCTCTGACCCGGGCCTCGTCTGATTCTGGTCGGTTCATATATTTAGACTCCTTTTCGCGCGAGGATATTTGCTGCCATAGCGTCAATACAGCGCGCCACGGCGTCGGTTTCGTTCTTTGCTCTCCCGGTTTCGACCATCGTCTCGATCACGCATTTTTGCGCGCTCGTGAGTCGAATTAGCTTCCGGTGATCTCGTTTTTGT